CGGAGGATTTTCCTAATGGCAATTACAAAAACAACTGAAAACGACAAAATCGAAATCGTTAATAGGTGGAATGTTCAAGTAACTATACCTATTTGGCAGTACAAACGTGTAGTTATCTGCGTTTTACTATGACTTATTTTACTGCTTGAATTTATAAATGATTTAAAATCTCTGCTATTGTTGAAGCATACTTACTCTGAACAATGGAATCTGTTCCTGTACCTCGTTTGAATATTACTCTTTCAATTGAATTAGATGTAGAATACAATCCTTTCAATGGTAAAACAGAAGAAGAATATGCTAAAACACTAGAAAATGATTTGTCAGAAATTTTATTTGAAATAAGTCCTAATGTTAAAAACGTCTATACTTCTATAGTTGCTATTGACCCAGGTGATGAACGACGAGAAATTTGAAGAGTACTGCCGTATGGGTGGTCCTTTTGTGGAAGAAAATAAAAGGCGTGTTCTTTTTATGGACCATATGTATAAATGCTCTGGACGAGAAGATCCAAATCATGCTATGCATAGCTTATATACAGGACTTTGGTCTGAATTCTGTTTGAATGAAGCTGGACCTGTTCAACGTGATCTTTGGTTTGAGCGTATGCAATTTGTACAAGATGCTAAGGATGGCAAAATTAATCCTGATGGTTCACCTATAGTTGATCCAGTTGATGAATATTTAGAATGTTCATCTGAATGTGATCTTGATGATAAGGAATGTGAAGAAGAATGTGTTCAAGAACTTAAAGAAGCTTCACAAGTATTTGACTCACCTCATCAACAATCTATTGCTAACTAAATGGACTATCTAATTCAAATTGGTTTCCTTCTTTTAGGTGGTGCTCTTGCAGCCTTACCTATTTTTCTAATTAGTTTAAGTTTAAAAACGGATTAGGTTTTTTCCAATGTTCAATACGATGACAGTTACTACATAAAGGAATACATTTTGTTATCTCATTTTGAATACGTTTCCATCCGTAACCTGTATTTACCATTCTAGAAATGCTTTCATCTTTATCTTTTAAATGATGGAATTCTAAAACTCTATGGTCTTGAAGACCACAATAAGAACAGTTTAATGTCTTCTTATATTTAAGTAAGCGTTCTCGATTTACTTTGATTCTTTCCTTATCTTTTTTCCACGGCATTTAATCTAGATCATCTTCTTTCCAGATCCAGCCTATCTGATAATTATCAAAATGGGGTTCAATACCTATTGCATCCATAATTTCATAGATCAGTCTACCTTTTCCTAAGCGTATTCCGTCTGGAGTAATAATATTATCGTCCACCACAATTAAAGTTCCTGGTCTGATAATGGATTTTGCTGCAAATAATTCTTTGAGATGATGAGATGCAGGTGCCCAATCTTCTCTCCAGTTCTCAATATTGTATGAATCTAAATACAAAAGATCTGCACGACCTGTAAGACCAGAAAGTTCTTCTACAGAATCTCCACAAATAACTTCTGTATTGTTGCCTGTATTTTTACGGGAGAGCTTGCAAGCTTCGGGGTCGATATCAATAGAGATGACAGTACCATCTCTTTCCTTGGAATAATTATCAAACAGGAGTGTCGAACATCCATCACCTGTGTAATTATTTTCTTCGCGATACGTTCCTGTTTCTACAATTACTGGAGCTTTAAATCCTATACATCCATCTAAGTATTCAAATATTTGTCCAAACGTTTCTGACCTTGCACCCAGGGATGGTTTGATTTTCTTGAAGTAGCTCTTCCAGAAGGACATCATTTTGATAGAGATCTACCCTAGTGTACTTAATTTTTTTACGTTGTAGTTCTTTTTCTTTTGCATATGCGCCTGACGTATGGATCTCTTCATGTGCTGGTAATGATTCGTGTTCATCGTAATAGAAACGAGTGAGTCTGGGAATAGCCATTTCTGCAAATTACAAAAGGTTGCGATAAGCTTAAAAGAATATATAAAACCTTTAATGGTTCTCTCTACAGATATCCTCGAATTCGAGAAGAAAGAAAAGGAAATTAATCCTGAAGTAATGCAGGATTTAAATAAAACTGCTGCTCGAATAACTCTTAATGGTAAACGTCATTACACCACTCCATTATTTACAGGACCAGCACCTTCAGTAACAACCATAATTTCAGAAACGGCATCAGAAGCTAATAAGAAAAAACTTGAGATGTGGTCTAAAGCTAACCCTGGTGTAAAAGAGAAAGCTGCGGAACGTGGAACTTCTATTCATTTTGGTATGGAGCAATATCTTAAAGGAAATAAAGATCCTGATATACCAGAAGAATATCAAGAATTTTGGGGTGGTATGCCTGAAGTTTTAAATCAATTCGATGAAGTTCTTTGGGCAGAGTCACCTATTCTTGATAAATTTAATTTTACTCTGGGTGCTGATGAAGTTGCTCGCGTATGGGGATCTGATGATGAAGGAAGAGCATGGGCTGGTGCTCCCGATATTATTGGAGTTGCAAATAATAAATTAACTCTTGCTGATTTAAAGACAAGTATCAAGCCATACAGTAGAAGGTGGCCACAACAATATGAAAAAGGTACTCAACAATGGCGTGATTTGTTAGGAGGTCATATGAAGTTTAAGAAAACCTGTAAACAATTAGCTGCTTATGATATCGCAATACAACAGACATTGAATATGAAGGTACAACAAGCTGCTATTTTAGTTTCAACACCTTTACGTACTCAAGTTTTTAAAATATCTCGTAGATTTTTAGATAAATTACATCTTGATTGGTACAAAATTGTAGAAGAATATTACAAACAGATTGATAACTGTAATGTATATGATCCTGATTTGATCTAAAAAATAGAGCTTAATATTTTGAATCCTTTTTTCTGGATTAGAGGCCCTAGGATAATAGAACGCCAGGAGTAACCATCTAAATATTTCTCAATTCGCATCTCATTTGCGAGTGATGGGAATCGTTGTCTTTTTTGCCCTATCCATTACCAGACATATATACTATGCCAATGACTCAATCAAAAGGACAAGCAGTGCGACCAGGGGAAATTCGATTAGATCTGATCTGTGCTGATTGGCCTCTTACGCCATTAGGTTCTCATAAGGATCCTTATATTCCTGGATGGCAAAACAAACCTTGCAGTATCCATGAAATTGAAAATGAACTCATCGCAGGTAAATGTAAAGCTGTTGGCTTATTGGGTGGACCTGTCTATAATCATCCATATGGATTGGTATGGATAGATATTGATGGTTCTACTGTCTATGATCTGATTGAAGGATTATCAGGTGACACGGCAGATAAAACATTACCTCCAACACTCACAATATTGAGTGGCAAGCTAGGACGTGAACGTAAACTTTATAGTGTAAATAGAGAAAAACATAAGCATTTTATTCGTAATAAATATACTTGGCATGCTGAAGGACATAAAGAGAAATTAGAAATCTTATGGAAGCGCCACCAAGGAGTTTTGATGGGTTTACACCCAGAAACAAATGGTTATTACACAGCTACTGAACAAGGTTTTGAATGGGCAGAAGATCTACCTGAAATTCCTGATTGGTTATTAAATCTTATTATTAATAAAAATGTAAAGCAAGGTGTTCCTGCTTCTGAGACTACTAGGATAGTAGGCCCAACATTCGCACTTAATGCAGAAGCTTCCCTTGAACGAGATATGCAACTGGCTTCAGAAGCTATGTGGGCTTTACCTCCAGAAGCGACCGATGATTACGACATATGGATTACTATTGGTCAGTCGCTTCATTCGTTGGATGATTCGATGCTTGATCAATGGGATGAGTGGTCTAAGCAATCTGATAAATATCAACCTGGTGAATGTCAAAAACGTTGGAAGACTTTTGATAAGGGAGGCGCACGTACTCTTGGTTCTTTAATTCATCACGCGAAAGAAGCTGGATGGCAGCCGCCACAAGACTATAAATCCATGAATAAAGAATTGGATGAAGAAACATTAGATGAGGTATCTCAAATGCTGACTGATTTTGCACCTATAGAAGGAGCACAAAACCAAAAGAAAGTTGTTCGTAATATTCAAGCAGTAAGAGTATCTGCTAAAGGAAGAGAACAAAAACCACGTAATCCTTCTTCTGACATTATTTCTAATGTATTGTTGCAACTATATCAAGGAAATCTTAGATATAGTCAGGCACACGATAGTTTTTTAATTTACGAATATAAGAGTAAAGGTTTATGGTCAATCCTTTCTGATACAGAAATGAAAGGAGAAATTAAACATAAATTAGAACGTGTAAAAGATGAGCTATTACCTAATGGATATAGCATGAATCTCGTTAATGATGTATTAGAACAATTACGTATTACTGTTATCTTTGATGAATGGTATGAAGATAATGAACATCTATTATTTACAAACGGAATCTTAGTAATTGAAACAAAAGAATTACTTCCTTTTGATAGGGAAATGTATATCACTCAACAACTTCCTTATGAATACGATCCAGGGGCTTCTTGTGAACCTATTATTAAATGGTTAAAACATGTACAAGATGATAATTGGGAACGAGTACAAGTCCTTAGAGCATGGCTACGAGCTGTATTATTAAGTTGTTCCGATATACAAAAGTTCGTTGAAATTGTTGGCCCAGGTAAGTCAGGTAAATCTACATATGCCAACTTGGCTCATGCCTTGGTTGGTGATGTTAATGCCATTATCTCTTCACTTGAACATTTAGAAAAGAGTAGATTTGAAACTGCAAATTTATATAAAAAGAAACTGTTATTATTTAATGATGTTGAACGTTATGGTGGTTCAGTATCAGTATTGAAAGCTATTACTGGTCGTGACTTAATAAGAAATGAACGTAAGTTCCAAGCAGGATCCTTAAAGCCATTTAAGTTCAACGGTCTTGTAATGATAACTGCTAATGAACCCATTCAAACGACCGACCCTACTAGTGGCTTGGCCCGTCGTCGTCTTACTATTCCTTTTGATAGACCCTATCTTGGTAGTGCTGCTGACCAGCAAACACTGGTGGATATGGACGATCGTGGTTGCCCTTTTGGCGTGTTTGCCCCTCTTCTTCCAGGACTAGTTAACTGGGTACTCGACATGTCCGAATTGGAGATGCGGGAATATTTAATGGAAACAAATAGTAAAGTTACTTTCTTTGCTAAGCATCATCGGGAACAAATCCTTAAATCTAATCAGATTATGGATTGGATGGATCACTGTTTAATATTCGATCCAGGTAATTCAGCTCCTGTTGGATTAGCTAAACATTCACAACCAGGATCATCGAATGTTTTTGTCTCTTGGGATAAATGGTTGTATGCAAGTTACTGTGAATTCTCAAAAGCATCTAATAGTAATATTCTTGGTCGTAGCAGATTTGAAACTTTATTAATGGACGTGTGTGTACATCAGTTACGTTTAAATATTTATAAATTTAAAGACCGTAGAGGTATGAGAGTTAAGAATATTGCTTGTCGTTCTTCTGATCAAAAGTTTGGTGACTATCCATCTATCATTGAAGTTGGTCTGAATAAAGAGAAATGGAGAGAACAATATGGAAATGTTATTGATAAAGATGCAAAAGAGGAAGTCTCATGAGGATGCCAATTTGGGTAAATACTCCTGTTTTACTCAAAGCAATAACTGCTTATGAGAATCAATCTTTGCCACGTTCTCTTGAACTATGGGTAGAAGATTTATTAGAACTAGATAAAGAAGATAAATTGGTAATTCATAAGCACACACACTCTTAAATAGTGTGTATAGTTAAGCCAGAAGATATTTTTTAATGGCTGCTAAAAAACCTAAGCTCTTGTGGTGTGGAGATATTGTTGCAAAGACAGGTTTCTCACGAGTAACAGAAAATGTCCTACCCAAGTTAGCTAAAGATTTTAATATTGTTGTTCTAGGAAACAATTGGTGGGGTGATCCTACACCTCTACAGAAAAAATATAAGATGTATCCTTCATCAAACCGTTTTCAAACGGCACCTTTTGGTGAAGAACGTATTCGTGAAATAGTTCAAGCAGAAGCACCTGATATAATTTTTACGATTAACGATATGTGGATTATTAATCAACAGTATCGGCAAATTGAAGAGTTTCATAAGAAAGGTAAGTTTAAATTTATAGGTTACGCACCTATGGATTCTTATAATTGGACAGGTTGTTTAGCTGAAACTGCTAATCAATGGGATGCAATTATTTCTTATACAGAATTTGGTGCTCATGAATTTATTAAAGGTGGTATTAATAAACCAGTAGCAGTTATTCCTCATGGTGTAACACCAGGACAGTTTTATCCTGTAGATAAAAAAGAAGCCCGAAAAAAACTTGGCTTAAAGGATGAAGATTTCATTGTCTTTAATGGGAATAGAAACCAATTCCGTAAGCGTATGGATATTACAATTGCAGCTTTCGCAGCTTTCGCAGTAGATAAACCAAATGCACAACTCTATTTACATATGGGAAAGAAAGATCAAGGATGGGATATTATGAATATTTTTGATAGAGAAATGAAAAAAAATAAACTTGATCCTAATGGAAGAATTATTTTAACTGCAGATGTAGATGGACCTCCGAATGTAGAAGTCGAAATGTTAAATACAATATTTAATGCAGCTGATGTAGGCATCAATACATGTAAAGGTGAAGGCTGGGGTCTTGTTAGTTTTGAACATGCTGCTTGTAAAATTGCTCAAATTGTTCCAGACCATACTTCCTGTAAAGAAATATTTGAAGGCTATGGACGTTTAATTCGTTGTGATCATGTTGATGTTGATACTAATTATGGTCGTGAAATGCCATGTCCATCTACCGAGCATCTAGTAGAAATCCTTAATGATTTATATAAAAATAAAGAAAAATTAGAGGCAATAGCTGAACTTTGTTATGAACGTGCTACAGATAAACAATTTAGTTGGAATACCATAGGCGCTCAATTTGGAGGTGTATTTGAAGATGCATTAAAAAATATAGATCATTCTGTAATAAAACCAAAACCTAAAAGAAAACCGAAAAAGCGCCAACCTAAAAGGGAGATTGGTACTGATGTACAAACAGATTAATTTTCGCCCTTGGGGCTGGTGGATGAATCTACAGGAAGAGCCAGGTTATAGAATAAAACTTATTACAGTCAAAGATGGTGAGCAATTAAGTCTTCAGGTTCATGAGCATCGAGATGAGACATGGACTATTGCACGAGGAAAGGGAGAAATATTTTCTGACAACTTTTGGCAAGTTGCTCGTGAAGGAAAGGTAGTCAAAATACCTCGTGGCATGGTGCATCGTGCTAAAGGAGGAGAAGGAAACTTAGTAATACTTGAAGTTCAGCATGGTGAAATTCTTTCTGAAGATGATATTACCAGGATTGAAGATGACTATGGACGAGTAGGAAATTAAAAAAGTACTTATTTTGCAGAGAAACACAGAATGAGTTGTTTTTTTCTTTTATATAGCTTACATTACACTTTCATTCTTGGTTTAGTCTGTATACTGATTAGGAGATAAAAATTTTTATGCAACCTCCCACAGTTCATTTTTTAGTTCCTTGCTATGGCGGGAACATAATGGCTAAATGTTTTCATAGTTTCTTAAACTTTATACCTTATGCAGATGAAAATGGTATAAATTATGAAGTTCAAACCTTAACTAATTGTTCATTGATTTCTTTAGGACGATCAATGATGGTTACATCAGCTTTAAAACAAAAGGATTGGACTCATCTTTTTTGGATTGATGCAGATGTTGTATGGCAACCAAAGCAAGTTCATTATTTATTAGCTGCTGATAAAGATATAGTTACAGGTCATTATCCAGTAAAAAATTTACCTTTAAAACATGCCTCTGGTCCAGCAAGAATAAGAAAAAGTTTGCTTGCCCAGTATGAACAAGGGGATTCAGTAGTTAAAGATTCAGATCAATATGTACGTCTTGATAATAAAAAAGTTAAAATTACCGAAGATCTTTTAAAAAAAGAAATAAAAGAATCAGGTGATTTTGTTGAAAGTTATTTCTTAACAACAGGTTTTATGTGTATTAAGCGTCATGTCATTGAAGAAATGATTAAACACTATACAGATTTAAATATGTATTACCAAGGAGAACAACATTGTCATTTATTTGAAACTATGATTGATAAAAAACGTGATAATTTATTTATGAGCGAAGATTATTCTTTTGTTAGACGTGCAAATGATATTGGATTTAAGAGTTATTTAGCATCCAAAATTAGTTTGGGTCATGTAGGTATTTATGAATATTCTGAAGAAAATGAAGAAAAACTTAAAAAAGAATACATAAAGCAGAATGAAACTGTAATTTAGCTCTAGACTTAAGAAAATTTAATCTCATTCTTGGTTTTACTGCACATGTCTCGTAATTACAAAGAACTTCCTAGTTTATGGAGAATAAAAGAATTATTTAAATTATCTGAAGAGTATCCAAGTGGTTTGGTCTGGGTTATAGATAAAGCTGGTTATAAGAAAGGAGATGCAGCTGGAAAATTAAATAAGACTAATAAGTATTATTTTGTCTCTATTGATAATGAAAGTTATATGGCTCATCGTATCGTTTACTATTTAAGAACCGAACAGTGTCCTGATTTTCATAGTGTACAACATGGTTTTTCTAATAAAAATAAAGACAACCGATTAGAATTAAAAGCAACATATATTCCTTCTACACCAAAACTTGCTAAACGTTGCAAGATTCTTGCTTAATTATGTCTACTTTAGAAAATTTGATTGAATTCTCTGCTGATGCTGGCCCTTTTCGTTATATTCCAGATATTGAAAATATTAGTAGAAGAGAACTTGATAAACATGAGTATTACATAGGTTCACCATGTCCGTATGGACATGAGATTAGGGATAAAAAATCTCATTGGTGTTATCACTGTGCGATAAAAATACAATCTAATATTTGTGGTTTTGATCTTAATTATTTACATAATGATTACAAAATGAAATATTTTCGTTTATGGAATAATATTGAATTCAATTTATTAGACCCAGAATTATGTTGGAATATAAATCTTCCAGGATCTAAAGCTCCCCGTAGGATTTGCTTTCCTTCCTATCGTACTTTTTATAGTGAACAGAAAGCTGAAAATATAACAGCACATAAAGCTATTTATCAATGTGCTTGGGGTGATGTTGGTTCCTTATTTGTGACACGGATTTGTGGGAATCCTTGGTGTGGGAATCCATTGCATATGTCATCAAGATGGAATAGAAGACATCCACCAAGAACAGTGGATCCATTTTACGTAGAATTCGATGCACAGAAGCTAATGAGAATCAGTAAAGCTAAACTCTTGAAAAGAGGTCAAGAGATTATTCAAGAAGATTATAAGAGAACAATCTCACATCCCTTGGATGCTAAGGATACTCCCGATTATGATGAGGGTTGAGATTAGTGTTTAAAAGCAAATAATGGCTCGTAATCAGTCTACTCAGCGACAAAGAACTGCTAAAGATCCTTTGGCTATTGGTTCATTTGATGAAACTTCTATTCGTTATTTAAAAGGAAATTTAGGAGGTACTAATCGTCCAGGGAGTGGTGGTTATAGTGGTGGTACTCTTAACCATTGGTTTAAATTTAAATTAGATACTACTGCTTGGATTATTACTGCTAAAGGTGGTGGTTGGGAGAAATGGTTTAATGTTTCTGCTTATGATATTAATAAGAATCCTATTGTAGGAAGAGGTATTTTTGATGAAGATACTGTAAGTATTACTCGTGATGGAGATGTTATACATCCATATGTTGGTCATGTTATGTCAGCAAGCTCTGATTTTTATAATAACTATGATGGCAGACGTTTAGATAAAGGAGATTCTAGATATTATCCATTAGATATTGGAGAATATTTATTATGTATTTCTAGTACATTAAATACTCCTTTTGATTATGCTGTTGGTATTGTTATTGAAGTTGCGGATCCCTTTCCAGTACTTCTAACTGAGGATTATTCACGTTTATTATTTGAAGATACACCAGATGAAAGTGATATTATTTGCGATACAACACCTAACTATACTGGTGCAGAAGATCATGAACATTCTCTGACAGAATGGAAGACAGCATGGGCCAGAGAACGTCAATCTTATGAGAAGTTCCCTGACATACTAGCTCCATTAACCACGAGGCCGTAATGACTACAATTGCACTTCCTCTTAGAGAACCTGGACCTATTATGGATTCAAATTTATACACTCAAATACTAGATGAACAATACGAAAAGTTACGAAAAGAAAGAAAAGATAAAAACCTACACGCTAAATTTGAGAAAGAATGTGAGGAAACTCCTTACCTTCAACAATGTAAAATGTACGATGATTAAGTACGATGTCTGGTAATGAGTTTAAGAACACTCAGAACGAAAAAAGTACTGATAACGAAACTTCCTCAAGATTTTATTTTGAAACTGAGGTTGATTCCATGGATGCATACAAAAGGAGGCGTGATATGGCTAGCAAGTATGGCGGTAGGAAAGAGTACAAGACAAATCAACGATTGGATGGCTCGACGTGGGAATCGAAGGGTCCGCCAGATGGATTCATCTTTGACAGGTAAATTTGCAATGAAGCCACAATTAATGGCTATGCATCAAGTACGTAAATGGATCAAAGAAGTACCTATAGGAGATTCAGTAGCATTACGATGTGAATCAACTTCTCCTGAGAAACAATTTAAAGTATGGAAAAAGTGGTTTGCACAAAACGAAGATCCTGATTGGGTAGTATCTGAAAAATATAAAGCTTTTTTATTCTATAGAGAAGAGTAGAATAACAATAGTTAATTAAATTAAGGAAATGCCAGAAATTTTTACTGTTCTTTTAGCTTTACATGCATTAGCGAGTGCTATTACTGCATTAACACCAACACCAAAAGATGATGAATTTGTAGGTAAAGCTTATAAAATCATCGAAAAATTAGCTCTTGTAATAGGTAAGGCTAAGCAATAGGTGTGTACCACCAAACTGTACCGCCTTTTTCATCTACTGTATTTTTTAATCTTTTAGCTTGATCTCGTTCTAAACTTACGCAAACAGTTTCCTTCTCTAACTCGTAGCACATACTGACTTTAATATAGGGCCTGCGATTAAGTGTCATGCTCTTATACTAAACAAATATTGCTTTAATGGAAAGATGGAAGAGAAGAAAAGTGCGGAAATCCTAGAAGAAAAAAAGGATAATAAAAAGAAAAGTGTACTTGGTAAAGTTAAATCAGCATTGCTACCTGACCAAGAAGAACAGGCCGCAATTGTCTCTACTATGGTACGTATTGGAGTACTAGTTTGGTCAGGCGGAATATTAACATTAAATTATGTTACTCTTCCTGGACTTGCACAACAAAAAATAGATCCAACCTTTATAGCTTCAGTGTTCACCGGTGTTTTGGCCAGTTTTGGGATCGCTACGGCATCCAAAAAAGGTGATGGAACGATGAAAATGAATGGCGAAAATGGACAGATAAGTAAGAAGGATATGGAACAACTTATAGCGAAAGCCTCCTCATCAGGACCTGTACAAACTATTAGAATTGAACAAGCACCTTTGATAGTTAAAGCACATGAGCCTCCTGTCAAGCCCTCAATCTAAAATGCTACAACTTCCTAATTGGCAGCATCATTCTAAAAAAGAACAGAAAGCTACCAAAAAGCCACAAGCATTAAGACGTGCGCGACATAGACTTAAATCATTAATTAAGAAACTTAGGAGAACTTAAATGCCTTGCTGTAAATCTAAAATGAGTCCTAAAGATCATCAGAAATGGCGTTTACGAATGCTTAATTTTTGGCGAGATCGTTTAGAACAACGTATGGCTGGAATTGATGCATCTATTGCCACACTTGTAAAACAGATGGAAAGAGATGAGGAAAATACTGAAGATGATGAAGCCGTAACATAAGCAATTACACCCATTTAAAGTTATATGGTCTGCACTTTTTGCAATGACCAAACATTATGTAGTTGGGTATAGTGATGCCCAAAGAATGCACCATGACCTATGTACTTATGCAGATAGTTGTTGGGATGCTGAGCATGTAGCGATAGAAGATGATTCTTATTTACATGAGCATCCACATGCAATTACATCTATTATTGAGGAAGATTAAATAAACACATGACTGATCCTCTTTCATTAGATGCTGCCCAAGAAACTAGATTGGTGGTTCAAGCTTTAAAAATAGAAAGACTAGAAGAGAAACAAGATGAATTACGTGAACGTCTTAAAGTTGTAGAGAAATGGGTTATAGGTGCAGCGGCTGTTTTAGCAGCTGGAGTTACAGTTATAGGATTTGCTACTAATATCTCCAAAGCATATTTATAAGTAAGTCTTGATAGACTAAAGAAAATATAGTTAGTTAAATGTGGAAGTTTCTTTCACTGTTATTACTTTTCTTTAGTCCACTATCTGTTCGTGCAGATCTTGTCCATCGGCTATCTACGAGTACACAATTAACAGTAAATGGAGCTGCAACTGCAGCAGAAAGGATCGGAAGTACGTATGCGGTTTCTGGTTCAAATATTAAAGTAGCTACTGGGAATAGTGATGTCTTTGGAGGACATACAGCAGGTAGTGCTACTGCAGCTAGTACTATGAAAGCTGGTACATATGATGTAAATACCGCAGGATCTGCATTTAGTTTTTCTGAATCATGGACCCAAGGAGATGCTATTCCTGCAATAGGTTCAGGTGTTGATGTTACATCAGGAGTTGTTGCTGATATGCCAGCTTTTGGTAATACAACAACACAATCGGGCGGTGTGGCAGGTTCACTCGCAGGTACTATTTTGAGTTCTGGAATTATGACATTAACATCCGGAGGCGCAGGAACTACGGCAACAGGACAATTTGTAAGTGAAATAACCGTTAACTAAGTAATGAAACGGTTTTTGACGTTGTTATTATTTCTTGCTTCTCCTGCAAGTGCAGTACCTGTTGTACCAAATTTTCAAACTGGTAGTATGACCTCTCATACAGAAACTACATCCAAAGTAACTGAAGTAATTAATTCTATGGATTATCAAACTGGTTGGCAATATACAGTAACTGGTAATAACATTACTACAGATGCTAGTAGTCTGATTCCTCCATCAGCTACAGCTACTAATACGATAGAAGGAGTTCAATCTTCGTGGACAAGTTTAAATGCAGGAAATATGCCGAACTTTGTAATAAAAGACGAAGCACAAGCTTTTCAACTAACAACTACACTCAGTCAACCAGGCCTTTCAAATCAGACAATAATCGAACGGGTAACAGATATTACGTCAATAACAGATACAACAAGTACATTCAGCCAGTAAAATTAATAAAATATAGTTTACTGGCTCTTTTAAATGTCTTTCCGACAACGGCGTATGCAACAGATGTGGGGGGTGTCAGTGCTACTGCTAGTCCTATCGCTAATAGTAGTGGGAGTGTCACTAATCAAGCCATCCAGGTACTCCAGGGACCGTACATTACCGATACTTTTGGGGGAGGAGTCTCGTGCCAGGGTCCTACATTAAACATAACTCCATTCTTGACTCAAACCAAATCTTGGCAACTTCCATACGAAAGTATTTATCAAGATCCTGTGTATAACAATTCTGATAATAATGATGATGGGATTCCAGATAATCCTGGAGAAGTTCTTTATTATATTCCTACACGTACAGGACAGAAGAATCAACACAATTGGAATTGGGGATTATCAGCAACAGTATCTATTCCTCTAGATAATGGAATTCAAGAACGTTGTAAAACAGCAGCTACAAATCAGAATAATATTAATGCTCAAATCCTTGTAAATAAAAGATTAGATTTTGAAATGGCACGACTTAAGCATTGTGCGGAACAACAAAAACTTGGTGTATCTTTTCATCCACAATCACCTTCTGCAAAGATTTGTGCTGATGTAGTGGTAACTAATCCACACGGAGTTATTCCGCAACATGCACACACTATCCCTTCCGCATCCTCCGAAGATCCATTATCGCTCTATTCCGTTCCCTCTGAGCAAGTCTTCTTTCCCTTAAAGAAAGTTCCTTCGGTTCCTTTCCAAGGATTTTCTGGACCTTTCCAATTACCTTCTTTATCACAGGTTTCACCACCTTCAGAAGAAGGTCAGCCAGGGGCTTTGCTAGGAGGGCCGATGTCGTGGCCACCGTCGCAATCACAGCAGTAGTAGATACAATTTGAGGTGCTGGTAAATATTGACCTGCTATTCCTATATCCTCATAAAGAATTATACAAGTTTGTTTATCTTTACTAAGTTCAAAACCTGATACTTTTTCTGTTTTGTTCTGTGCAATGTCACCTATTCGTGGCGAATTTGGTCCAGGGCAGGGAACTTCTATGTCCGGTTCGGGAATTTCAGGTATATCGGTCTTTGGTGCAGGTGGAGTAGTAGATTCTGACGGTCCAAAGTCAGGTACTTTTTGACTTTTGATAATTACTAAATTTTCTGGTACATAATCAATTGGTTGATAACTAGGTACTGAACCATCAGGACATAAAGTTATTGTTTTATTAGGATCTTCTACTTTTAAATTCTCTGATTTTAGATTTCCAGGATGATATTCGACACATCCAGGGAGATCAATAATAGGGGCACCTATAAATAAGGTCACTGCAGGAGCATTCGGTATGGCATGAGAAGGTATGCCTAAGTATTTAGGTGTTTGTGGGATTTGAAAGTTATGAATTCCTATGTTAGGAATCGGATCCATTAGATGCCTGGAACAGAAGGCACTCCAAGACCTACTGCAGGTCCAGTTGCTTTAGGCATCTTACTATCTACTGCTCCGCCAGCCAGACCACCAAGTGATCCTGTAACTGATTGAAGAACTTGAGACTTGACATTATCAATAAGTTGATCTCTTTGTACGTAAACATATATACCACTCCCAACAAGGGTAATAGATATAACGCCAGACGCAATCGCAATGATGTTGACAATTTTTTGCATAATAATTAAACCATGTCTTTCTATCTTAATCAATTAAACTCCAACTACGCCACCATTTTGTAATGACATATTTATTGTTACTAACAGGTGGAAGTGCTTCATGTAGTGTTTTCCAGTTAGGTCCACCAAAAGGGAAAAGATTATTCCAAAAGATTGCCATACCTTGTTTTGGTTTGATTTTTAAATTCAAATGTTTAAAAAATGTTTCACCTCCTTTTTCTACATCATTTAGATATACCATAAAAGTCCATGTTCTTTGACCCATCCATTCTGTATAAATATCATGTTCAGGTGTAAACCAATGAAAATAATCATTATGTTCTTTATAGTATTCTCCAGGATGATATTTTTGAATTTGTAAAGTTTCTCCAATCTTAGGATTTAAATTTAGAATAGTTGCAATACGGGAATTTATATTATCTGAGATTGCATAATCGTAATTAAATAATGATCTAGTATAACTTGTTCGATAATCATTTTTAAGTATTTTCCCTTCTGGATCACATAGTGTAGATTCAGATACTTTTTCATCTGTGATACGTATTAATTTCTTACATTCTGTTTTATCTAAAAAATCGTCATATTTATATATTTGTGTAAAAGGAAAAGGTAATCTTTTAATTGTATGAGGAAATTTTTTATTGCTAAATTTCCTATAATTTATTCTTTTAGGTTGAGAATGGAAATTAAAACTATTAATAACATCAGTTGCTTCTTCTTTACTTATATTATTTATATTGACAATTGTATCAATAAGACTTTTTTTAGGAGACCCGCCCAACGCAGTTTCAATTGCGATATCACGTATGTTCGGGTCTATCATTTAAGTTAAGAAGCAGGTATTATCCTACTGCCTTATTAGCTACTAGAAAAGCAGTGTAGTCAATCTTTACTTGATCCGTCCAAGCTGCGTTACATATAGCTTGAACATCTGCATCTTCTCCAGATATATCAGTAGCTACTAGGTTGTCACTTGCATCAAGATCCCCAGGTGCTAATACTTTTCTATGAAAGGAACGAGAAATCTCTTTACCATCTTCTTTGATGACGGTTGCAGTTCTTACTTGAATATTCCACTTATTAACGACTTCAATTTTGTCGTTTTCAGTTGTTTTTGTAATTGCCATTTAGGGTTAATCTCCGATTAAGACAGGTTTATGGCTTAGTTTTAAGACGTGCTAACGGTCTATGCTGCTTGATAAGTACCTGTAAATTCTAAGTACATTCCACTAGTATGAAAATTAGAAATAGCCATGTCATTCCAGCTTGTACCACTTCTACTATAGAGTGCGTAAAAAGAAATACCATCACTGTATAAGTTATAAGTGTTTGGACTGCCGTCACTAGGCAAATCAACATAATGCATCATCGATAGTGGAACAATCGCTCTAGTCGAGGTTGTTTCCGCAGCATAGGGCCAGCCTCTTACCCGCGCAGCGCCTGAGGCAGAGTTACTTAAATCTTTATTTTGAAATACCACTTGAAATTGAATAATTCTTCCTATCTTTGTATATTTACCCTCACCAGTAATATTATAAGTTCCGTAGTTTGATCCCCCTAATAGTGGAGTGAAGGTGCCTTCTTCATAATCGTCCAAAACAGCTGAAGTAGAACTATCATCAAATGTAATACCATTACCAGTCGCAAACTTTACATTACCATTACTTTGAATAGTAAAGTAATCACCACCATCTGCACCTTCT